CGTTTCATCGAGTTCTCCGTTTCATCCATGTGTAATCGCCGGGCACATCTGTGGCGCCCTGCAGACTTGTACAGTTGGGATCTTCTCCCACTGTGGTTATGAACCTCATGCCCGGTTGTTCACGCAGGCGTCGGCTATGCGCCAGCATCTCAGTGATGCTGTCATGCTCGCGTCCATGCGATTGACCCAGGCTATCGGTCCAATATACTTTGTACATCTGGCTCCTTTGTTGTTTTGGCAGGGGATGATGGGATCGAACCACCGAATGTCGGAATCAAAATCCGATGCCTTACCACTTGGCGAATCCCCTAGATCGTTTTGAACTTACATTTATTACCATGATATCTTGAATATATCCCTGTACCACGACCTTCTTTATTACAATAAGGACATTTCCAAGTCTTTTGAGAAGGATGTTTTCCTTCTGCTAATTGCTTTTGTGTATTTGATTTACCGAGAAAATTATGTTTGCCTTCTATCACTCTTTTTCTATTATTTTCGGGACCTAAAAAGTTATGAGTGCCTTTTTCAATCCTAGATTGATTCAACATTGGGCCAATAAACGGATGAATTCCGTCCTTGACTCTTTGCAAATTTGCCTCAGTTGTTGCACGACTTAGTTCCTGTTTATGTTCTTGAATTGAAATACGCATTCTGCTTGAAATTAGTTTACATGCCGCCCAATCTCCTTGAGAACGATGAATTTCATAATGTTCTTGTATAGTCACCAGTTTGAGATTATCTGGATGGTTATTATTATGATTTCCATCACAGTGATGGATTTCTAAACTACGCCCATCACAATCTAAAGTAATAGGACCGATATGGTTTTCGTAGATCTTACGGTAGTTTTTTGTATTACAGTAAATACACATCCTGGTGCTCCGTCTAAGCATTAGAGTAGTTGGGGACGCCAATCCCGCGAACTACACTATTATTTATAACGGAAAGGTGAATCTGCTGAGATTACACAGAATCGCAGTATCACTTCAGGAGATTATAATTTCCTTGCGGGAAACTTTCCTCCATCATCCACTTACTCCCTTGCGGTAAGTAAGTCTGATACCATGGCCGCATTTGACGAGTTGCGTTTCTCGTTACAGTAATAACTACTCGATTATTCAAGTTTCGTCTGCCTTGCGAGCAGTTCAAAGTCGCTAAACTCTTACGACACTATCCTAGTCAATGCTCATCTGCTTGCGGCATTTGAGTAACTTGATTCACTTGCGTGTCAAGTATTAGGCCATTTTCGTTATTACCGGGAACGGGCTTTGCATTTTTAATCGATAGTGAGTATCGAAACCCACAGCCGACTCCTTTAAATGGAGTTGCTCTACCATTGAGCTATATCAACCTACTGTGATGTGCCGTTCCTGTTGCCGCGCACTCTTTTGGAATACACGATACAACACACCACGTTCCTTTGGCCCCGCGGGCTACTCAGACGTCTTTCGCGATCAGTGTCGTCGGCATACGGATTTTACTCCGGTCTCGGCCTATCCACCAACCACTCCGACTGCACAACCAGCCCTTGGGAGCGACCCCTTGGACCCTTGCACTACCCTTTCTCATACCAGTTAGCTGATTGGTTTTGCTGGGAAGTCGGCACCACCCGTTACTTTTCACATACCCTGGTTCCCTTGCGGGCCAGTCGATATGTGTCGTTCCCCCCGCACCAGCTTTGCTGTTACAACCACCGGTCTTATCAGTGATCGCTGTGTCACCACAGTGAGCAGGCTTGCTTGATCGGACTGTTGCCAGCGCGGGCGTGTAGGACGCTACCGCTTTGGGCCTGTCACCAGGCTTATCCTTCCCCTAGGCTTTCGCTTCGGGAGGAGATCAAACTCCCCTAATTCCTAATTTGTAAAAGAACGTTTACTGCAATAGTCTCTAGTATATGTGAGTTGACGCTACAGGTCAACCGCTAGTTTACCAAATTCCATAAATTGGCTGCCGCGATCCGGAATCCTGATTCGGGGCTAAAACACCAAACACCTGTGTCAGCATCTACTATGACCGGCACCTGATGCTGATCGCTGTATTCCTGGGCCCAGGTCAAGACCTTCGGCTCCACAGGGCGACCGCAGGCATGGGCGCGTATATAACTGTATTCATCCAAGCGCCGCGATACCAGTATGACCCCAGATTCCTGGGGCCGCATCCACTCGGGTATGCTGGGCAGGCGTTTCCACTCGCACAAGAAGGTCTGGCAAGGATTGCGGGGCCGGTTCTCATATATGAGGCAACCCGACCGGCACAACCAACCGCAGGGCTTACCGGGGTGGAATTGATGTCCCCAGGCATCGCCGGTGAGCCAACCTTCGCAGCACCGGGTGCAGCCCCCACATGATCTTGTTTTGGTTCGTAGTTCAAACATAATTTGGTGGAGGTAGTCAGGATCGAACTGACGACATCTAGCTTGCAAAGCTAGCGCTCTCCCAGCTGAGCTATACCCCCGTAAATCTATTTACGCTGTTGGTGCTACTGATCTAAGAAACCCAGGGCGGATCTTGGATCTGCAGATTTTGATATTGATCGCTGATCTTTTGCTGCACCAATTGTTCGATATAAGGACGGTTGATGCCTTGAGCATCCAACCATGCCAGCACTTGATCCTGGGTAAGATCCTGATAAGCGACGAAGCTATCAGCGTGATATGGAATAGCGCAGGTATCGCGTATTTCTGCGCCGTGGGTACCATCTGTGCCCGCACATGCGAACATCACCGATGTTACCACATCTGTGTGACCCTCGAGTTCAGGTGCGCAGATCATTTTCTCCACGGTCCAGTTAAATGTAGTTGACATAATCATTCCTTATTGGAATATTTATCGATTCAAATACTGGTCCGCCCTGAGGGATTCGAACCCCCGACCCGTGAGGTAGAAGCTCACTGCTCTGAGTCCACTGAGCTAAGGGCAGATGTTAGTCACTTTGCAACACGAAGTCAGCATCGATCTCGGCGAGATATTGCATATATCTCCGAGCATAAGGTATAGGATACCTTAGTTTCAACGCATGGCGTCGGAATTCAAGATCTCGCATGATTCTTTCACGCAGCGTGAGATCTGGATTATTTTGGTTAAACCATTGTAGCCGCCGGTGTTTCCAATCTTTCTGTAAAACGATACCCAGTTGCTCACGATTCTCAAAGACCGGAGCATGCTCTAACAAAGAAAACACGCCCGAGGCATTGATCCCCAAGATAGTGTCATCTAATAGATATTTTTGATATCGATCCAACATGGCCAGGGTCTGGTTGAAATCATCCCGGGTTTCTGTGGGATAGGCCACAAACATCAGCATCACATTCTTGATCCGATATTTGCTACACATTTCAAAATGCCAATCGAGATCCTGGTTGGTGAATTTTTTATTCATGGCAAACCGTACTCGATCACTGCCGGTCTCAACACCTATGGCCAAACTCTCACATCCGGCCTCGGCCATGGTCTTGAACAGATCTTCGGGATGACTGCGCCGATCCCGGACTATAAACATGCCATTGTAACTGAATCCTTTGAGCCCGGGATGCTGGGTCTTGAGATCGATCATCTGTTCGTTAAACTCGCGGAAACTTTTCAGGCTACCGTTTATCAACGAGTCAACGAGAGTAAAATTTACCGCCCCGATATCCCGATGGTGCTGTAGTATTTCTTGCGCCACATGATGTCCGCTGCGGAATCTGAATTTTTTCCAGGTAGCACCTACGTCGCAGAAAGAACAATCTCTCACGCAGCCACGGCTGGTGTTGATTGGATAGACCGCTGAGTTTTTGTTTTCGAGGTTGTTGTATACATCTACACGTATTTTCTTGTAACTGGGAATCAGATAGTCCCGATCCAGATCATCGATCTGCGGTACCCATGTCTCCTCCGGCGATCCTGGATGGTTTATACCCACTAGGTCTCGTTCACCGGCTAAAAATCTTGGCAGCACTCGATCGCCTTCACCAAGGCAGTAAAAATCCGCGAGTCCTTGCTGCACTAAAAATCTACCAAACGTGGGGTATTCTTGATACCTGCTGGGTGTGCCTGGTCCACCTACTACCACAGTGACCTGCGGTAATTCTTGCCGCAGCCGGGTCAGGAAATGCCGGGCCAAATCGTGCTGCATAAAGGTAAACACCGAAACCAACACGATGGTAGAACCATAGCTCTTGATGTCGGATACCACAGCCGCGATCGCGGGGTTTAGTGTCTCTATCACTGGTTCGGTACGACCCAGCTTGATTACGTTGTTATAGACTTGACTCATGGTAGACTGGTCAAATCTTGATAAAAAACAAGCGTTGAAACTGATGCATTGATAATCGACCTGGGCTTCCTCACAGGCCGCGGCCAAAAAAGCCAGCGAGGCCGGAGGTTTATCAGCATTGACCAGATCCACGGAAACACAGGATATCCGGGTCATAACTTAGACCTCACCAGATCCATGGCGTTCGCCAATTCTCGATCTAATTCTTCAGTCTGCCCGGGACCAAATTTATAACTCCAGGGATATTGGTAATCCTGGTTGTATTGAGCTTCGTGCAGGATCTTTTGATCCAATATGTGGGTGATCAGCGGGGTCGCGAAATCCAACCGCCAGACACCGTTCGGCGCCATGATCAACGATTGCTGGCATTGATCATTGAAACGAAATTGACTGTTCCCCCATAAAAACCATTGCGGTATCGCCATGTCATTAACGTAGAGTTGTTTGATCTCCACGACTTGATCCGCGCCGTCTTGGGTGTTTGCTGCGGTCTTGCCCCAACGCTCGATCTCGATCCAACAGGGTCCAGGAGTCTGGGGCAAATCAACTGCTAGATCGACCTGGGCTTGGTCCGGGGCGAAATCATATATGAGATCATTCTGCAATCGTACACGTAATCGTGGCCACCCATTGCAATAGGTGCAGGCGAGCTGTAATCGTAGAGTATCCATATATTGTAATTAGTTTGGTGCGGGCTGAGAGAATCGAACTCTCAACTAATCGTTGGCAACGACTGATTTTACCACTAAACTAAGCCCGCATCGTGGCCGGGATTGCACCGGCCTCCACTTGGATTTATGCCGCTAGTGTAAGCGGGTCAGATTATGCTGCGCGGTAGCTGCTGACGTGCTTGAGGCGGTCAGCGGCATAGCTGGCAGCGAAAGCGTCGGGCTTGACCATGGGTATGACGTTGCATACACCCTTGATATAACCCACGGCCTGCTGGATCACGCAGCTGGAACCGAACTGTTCGTCGGGGTTGATGTCGAGGTGCACTTCCACATGCCGTCCTTCCAGGACTTCGGCCAGCTGGAGATACAGTTCCGAGATCTTGTAGACTTCGGTCATGAGCCGGGTAGCGGGCCTATCGCGCCGCTGATCGTAATCACGCTCGGTCACGACCTCACCAAACAGGCGACAGCCGTGATTTCCGTCCATGTGTACGACCACGGCAAGAATGTAGTCGGCATACCAGACATTGTCAACGCGATAGCGTTCACTGTCGCAACCCAGGTAGATCCGGGTTTCGGGTGATTGGGCTCTTATGAACTCAACCACTTCCGGGATGTTTAGTTTCATCTTCATACGTCACCTCGTGATTGAAAAAATAGCGGCTTACCCGCCGGCACTGGATGCAGGTATCCAGAAACCATAGTGTTTTGGCGGAGAGTATAGGATTCGAACCTATGGACCGGGTTTCCCCGGTCGACGGTTTAGCAAACCGCTGCCTTCAGCCACTCAGCCAACTCTCCAGATTGGAGCACACTCTATGCCCGGGGTTGGAAGCGGCCAATCGGCATTCTACCAGGGTTTCAGTCTAACAAGAATGTGCTTGAATATGGTGCCCCAGGTGGGACTCGAACCCACAAAACCTGGCTTCTAAGACCAGTACGTATGCCAATTCCGTCACCAGGGCAAAATGATCACATGGACCTTCGTGATCTTGGTTTAGGGTCCGCTGTTCCGTGCTGCGCATTTCCTTACCGGCTCGTCACAGTCAACCACCGGCTCTTTCACGCCCAACGTTTGAGTTCCACGTTGACTCACTGTCGCTAGTGTTCCAGGGCTACCTGCCTGGACTCAGGGATTGGGTCCGGTTCCCAGCAGGTGTCTAATCCGCTGTGCCGTTTGTCCCGGTATGCCACCTATATATTTCACATAATATCTTTGGACCCGGCTTTGGGGCCAGGCAGTGGTAGAGATCGGAACCCTACAGGTCGAGGCTATATAGACAAGAACCAGAATCTGGAGCGGGATAGCGGAATCGAACCGCTGACGTGTGCTTGGAAGGCACTCGTTTTACCATTAAACTAATCCCGCATATAGGGTAATACCATATTGAAACACACTCTGGGAATCGAACCCAACGGGTCATAGTATAACCCTGCATCCAGCTGCACTGTGGCCACAGTGTTTGAATGCGCTTCAATATGGTCACAAGTAGATGGGAATCGAACCCATATCTCTCACTCCACCGAGGCCGGGCGGCCGCCCGACTGCTCTGCACGAGTGAGCGCATGTCCGGGCGCTTACCTCGAGGATCACACCACGCTCATGCTGCCACCTGTTACCATATCGAAACACACTGGCATGAGCCTGTTGTCAACCATCCCCTGCGGGGGTCCAATGTGTTTCAATATGGCTACTGTATTGTTACATTGAAATATGCTGCCGGATGCACTGCCCACACCCAATATGCCTACTAAGTGGTCGACTCCGTGGTCACAGTATCCCATGACCTTTAGAGAAAACCGCTGCCTTAGGGCCAAGCATGTTTTCTTTAAACTAGCAACACATTTCAATCTAACAAAAAATTTGGACTCAGAGGTGGTTTGGTCACTATTGGCAGATGCTGCACTACACATCACCGACCCTTTGGAATCTCGCCACATGTTCCAATAAACTGTTACAGCCTTATTCAACTGCACATCAATGGATTTTCACCATCCACCTCGAACGCTCCCAAGGGAGCGCGGCTGCACTATGCAGGGCATCGGCCGAGTGCCCAGATGCGCATGTGAATAAAGCCGCATTGTTAAAGAGCAATTACTAACTTATGCCGCTATTATAGGCAGTTTGATGATTGTGGTCAACCACTGCCGAGTCATTGATTCTGCTGTGTATTTGGTGCCCCAGAGGAGACTCGAACTCCTAAGCCTTGTGAGCACGAGCACCTGAAGCTCGCGTGTCTGCCAATTCCACCACCGGGGCAAAACTCTCGGGCAGCCCTCACGCTGCCCTTCCCTGCGCTACTCAGTGAGGGTGTGGTGACAGGAGTACTGGTCTTGAGATCTGGGCGCAGCCAAGGCCGGGCTTCCACCCGCCTCAACCGGGAATCGAACCCGCACACCCCGCCCGTTGTTTTTACTGTGCGATCTCAATGCTGGCAGTCCCAAGGGGTAACGATCCCCTTCCTCGAGCGTGACAGGCTCGCATGCGTCCATGAACACTTTGGGACTATTTTTGGTAGCGGGGGATGGAATTGAACCACCTGGGCCTTGCGGCGCGAGCTTATGAGACTCGCAAGCTACCGTTACTCTCTACCCCGCAATTGTTCTGGCTCCCCATCAAGGAATTGAACCTTGCTAGTCAGTGATTAACAGTCACGTCCGTGCACCTTGCTCGGATTATGGGGAATAAATCTGTGAATGATTTTTGTCATTTTAACTTAGGCTAACATTCAATCCCTAAGATTAGTTGCAACACATCTGGCGGAAGAAGTGAGATTCGAACTCACGAGCCCCGTAGGACTGCCGGTTTTCAAGACCGGTGCATTCAACCACTCTGCCACTCTTCCAGATTCTGGTGCCCCCAGAAAGAATCGAACTTTCTATTCAGTCTTACCAAGACTGCGTTATGCCATTTAACTATGGGGGCGATGTTGTTATATATGGCGGAGAGCAAAGGATTCGAACCTTTGTGCGCCTTGCAGCGCCCACTGACTTCCAATCAGGGCCATTAAGCCGGGCTCTGGCAGCTCTCCATCTGGCGGGGGCGGTTGGACTCAAACCAACTCCAACCTGCTTCAGAGGCAGGTGTGACTTCCAGTCTCACCCCAATTGTTCCGGCCACCTGTTAGTTTTTCTCTCCCGACTCAACGGTTGCACCGGAGACTCGAATCCGGTATTTCCATCCCCCGCGGTGACATCGGAGGCGCAGTTATCATACCCAGCACGTCTGCTGGGCTGAGATTCTTTGGCGGAAGAGGTGAGACTCGAACTCACACGCCCCTCGCAGGGCCCGCGGTTTTCGAAACCGCCGCCGCTAGGCCATCTCGGCTAACCCTTCCTTGGTGGTGATAGTTGGTATCGATCCAACCTCGCGGGCTTATGAGTCCCGTGCCCATCCGTCTAGGCCATATCACCCGTGTTTGGTAGCCAATATTGGGATCGAACCAATGACCTATCGGTTATCAACCGATTGCTCTACCGCTGAGCTAACTGGCTATGAAACTTGGAGCAACGGGCTGGATTTGAACCTACACTAATACTGTTTTGAACATAAATAACTTTATGAAAACTTGTTATTATTGCCAAAAACTCTTTACCCCATCCCCGGGATCAACCGGGACATATTGTTCTCTATCTTGTTCTAGTAAACGCAATGGTAAAGTAAAACATAAGAAATCAATTGAGGCGTATGAGTCAAGCCCGTGCTTGTGTAAAAACTGTTCTAAACCTATTGAATATCTACGGAGGAAATCCAATAAGTTTTGTGGGAGAACATGTGCTGCGATTTATAACAATTCCAAAAAAGATTGGGATAAGATTGTTACTGGGCCAAAACCAAAAACACCAAAACCAAAAGCACCTCGGAAAAGGCGTTCAACATTGCTGCCGGACGCAAGCGGCCCGCATACTAGAGTGTATCTCTGCACATGCAAAATAACTGGTAAAAAGTGGTATTCTCCTACAATCAAAACAATCCATCCAACTACAATATTAGATAAAAAGACCTATGCGTATCAATGTCGATTTCAGTTCAGTCTGAGCTCATATCCACAATGGTTTTCTAATGTATCGTCTCTTATTTCTGAATATGGGTGGTATTCAGCATCAAATCGAGGTAACAATCTTAACGGATGTTCTCGAGATCACCTATTTTCAGTTAGCGATGGGTTCATCAATAAAGTTGACCCAACTATAATCTCACATCCTGCTAACTGCCAAGTTGTTCCACATCGACATAACCAAAGTAAAAATAAGAAGTCATCGATATCTTTAAATGAGTTGTTGCTACGGATAGAACAATTCAATCGAATGTGTCTGGAGTCGGCGACTGGAATCCAACCAGCATAGGAGGTTTTGCAGACCTCAGCCTCAGCATTCGGCCACACCGACATATAATTGGTACCTGGTGTTGGACTCGAACCAACATCGTCCTCCTTGTAAGGGAGGTGCATAACCTCTCTGCTCAACCAGGCATTGTATGGCGTCACCTGAGAGACTCGAACTCCCGACCCTCGGTTTCGTAGACCGATGCTCTAGTCCAACTGAGCTAAGGTGACATTATTCTTCCACTGGACCACCTATGATGGCCACATCTACGCCTTCACCGTAGTAGCCATTGCTGTGCCCCAACCAACGCACAGTAACGCTACCACGACGCGTACCAAAACGGTAAAAGGTCCAGGTATAACTTTCGTAATCTTGTTCAGGACCTGTGTAGCCCCGCACTTCTTCGGCCTCGGTCAAGGGCTCACCTATGAGATCCTGGAGATCGCCACAGACGTCTTCGATCCAGACCGACTCGCAGCAATCCTGGGCGTGATACAATCTCACGTAGTGGTCGTCGGTGAGATACAGGCGTAGCTCTTCGCCGTCCTGCTCGGCGCGGCACAGTATACGACCCCGGAGTTCGCGGAACTCACGCACCGGCCCCTGCAGGGCATTGTAGGTCTTGATTACATCCATGATCTCTCCTTGTAGTGGCGTTCCCAGGGGGATTCGAACCCCCGTTGACCGCGTGAAAGGCGGTTTTCCTAGGCCTCTAGAAGATGGGAACCGATTGGTAGATCGTAGGAGATTCGAACTCCTCTTCCCGGCTTGAAGGGCCAGTCGCCTGCGCCAGCTGCTCACGATCCATTTGATATTGGTGCCAGCGGTTGGTATCGAACCAACCTCCTCCTACTCTTCAGGCAGGCGCTAATCCATCTCAGCTACACTGGCGATAAAATTGGTGCCCCCGGAGAGTCTCGAACTCCCGACCTTCGGTTTACAAAACCGCTGCTCTGCCAACTGAGCTACAAGGGCAAAAATGGCGACCCAGGACGGGATCGAACCGCCTCTTATCCGGTTTTGGAGACCGGTGCACCACCATTTATGCGTCTGGGCCATATTTTATATTGGTACTCCCCCAGGGTTTCGAACCCTGCCGTTCCAGCCCATCTGACCGGTCTCCGCGCTTTATAAGGGCGCGCCGCACGCCGAGTGCTGAGGAGCAAATCTTTGGGGTGACTGGTGGGATTCGAACCCACGAATTGCGGAGTCACAGTCCGCAGGCTTAGGCCGCTTGCTGACAGTCACCATTGAAATTGGTCGGTGTAGCCGGGTTCGAACCGACGACCTTCGGTCCCCCAGACCGACGCGCTGCCAGGCTGCGCTATACACCGATAAAAGGTCCGGCTGTAAGAGAATCATCCGGAAGTATCCGGATCGCGAGGGTCTCCTACGCGCCGTATTGATTTGGTGGGCTAGTGTGGAATCGAACCACCTACTCTCTCATGTAGTGACCGGTCTTCGTGAGAGTAAGAAACCATTTCTAGTCAAGCCTAATTTTGGTGGGTGTCCACGGATTCGAACCGCGATTGTTTACCACGAGGGACCGGATTTACAGTCCGGGGATGCACACGCCATAGCATCAAGACACCCAAATCGTTCAACACACTCCGTAGAATGTGTGTAATAAAGCATACAGTTTGGGATTTCTCCCCGGCTTAGTCGCCAGCCCTATATGCTTTATTACGCTACCTTTTTACCATTCCCGTTATCGCCAGGAACTTCTCATCCGGTAGGCCGCCCACATTACAGCCGATGTTTTGAGTGCCGGCAGGGTCGCGTTCCCTCACACTTGTTACGTTGTTACCAGGTTGACTCTGTTGCAATCATTACCTCACGTTGTTAGCGTGGTGCAATTATGCCGCATCACATGTTACTTGTCAACCTTGACTGCAAATACTTGATACTAAAACGAAAAACCCCAGGGTGTTTAGTCCTGGGGTCTTTTATGTCCATTTTGGGATTATTTGCTACTTGTCCCTATCTGCACACTCAGACCCCCGACTCGCACTATTCTCGATTCCACGGGTATAATCCAGCACCAAGCCGGCCCATGTGGGTTGGCATGATGGCATAAAGTGCCCGAGTTTCGATATATGTGAAAGTTTTGAAATCATTATGTGCTCTATGTTACTGGTTTATTTATACCGCGTCAACCTGTGTTTTACCAAAAGTCAACAGTGTTGCACGGTTTATTTATACAGCCTACGGGAAAAGTATTTCTTTGTCGACTGATCTGGAATTATACTGTGACTTGATCTAGGGTAGTATCGTCCAATACCTCATACCGGATCAGAGTAAACCATGCCGGTCCTGATTCTGGAAACACAGTACCATGGGAAGTCTCATGCCATGCGCGATGGGATTCGGCGCTTGCCAAATCAACAAATTCCCGGCAACGTAGCATGACTCGATTGGTCATATCAACCTCAAACTTCCATTTGTCATGGTCCGTTTTGTTTTGGTAGATCTTCTCGGCGGAATTGTCCGAGATCGCGGTATTCACCTCGCGACCACGCAAAGATACGAATAGTTGGTTGACTTCTTCGGGCGTCAACGAATCAATATCGACAATAGGTTCGATTTTCCAGAGCTGTTTCCATATTGCAGACATCACACTCTCCTAAATGATATTTTATTTATGATCCAAACTCTTGATCCAGGCTGCAAAATCACCATACAAGGTCAGCATCATGGCATCGGCGCTGCCAAACAATACCAAGCTGGGTTTACCTGTGCGGTTCCGCACGAAGGCCCAGGGCTGGGTGATCTTGCGATCCATGACCAACAGTGCTCTAGATGATAGGTTTGAGTTCTGCAGTTCAAACTCAAACGATTCAAAACCCGCTTGGCGGAAGATGCTGTATCCGGTTATAGAAAGCTGGAGACCCTCACCGAGGACATTTCTCCACCATTTTCGAAGGCCATGTTCGGTCAACCACTCGGTATCGCGCCCCAGCTTTTCTATGGCCTGCTGGGTGAACTCAAGCTTGCTGGGCATTGGGATATACCTGTTCTCCGGCCTTCAGGAGAACCACAGTAAAATCACTGGTGCGGAATTGAGTGTTGAGTTTGCGGGCTAGATTGATAGCATGTCCGGGATTGCTGAACGATACTTTCTTGTACTTTGGTCCCGGATATTGTACCAAGAGATTGTGCGTCTTGAGATTGATAGGCTGTCCTTGGAAGAACACGGCCCACACACCTTCGGCTGACAGCACCTGCTCGGTTTTATAGGTCTGCCGGTCGGTATGCTCGATCAAGACTTTGGGTTTGGGACGACTCATGGTCCAGTATTTATGCCAAAATCTACGTGTTTTTGAAGCTACCGCCCGTGACTTCGAGTTCTATGATCTGGTCTTGCGGCTGCTGTGAGGCGGGTGCGCCTCGGCGCAGATCTTCCAGCGTGGTCAGCAAGCGGGTGATATCGGCATGCAGATCCCGGGCGTCTTTCAGGGGCATGTGCAGATCTCGCTGGCCACGTGATTCTGTGGCTCGCACCAGATCTATGAATTTATGTATGTGCAGGCTCATGTAGTTTCTCCAGATAGCGGCGCAGCTCTTTGTCGGTGGGCGTCACCGAGTAATTATGACGGTAAAAAATCTCGTAGCTATCGGATCCGTATTTGCCGATACCATAGAGATCTTGGGCATCGCACAATTGATCATCCCAGTCTAAAAAATCTTCGGTCATGCGACGCAGGCGCTTCAAACGGACGTTGACCAACCCCAGCGGCCAGATCACATCTTGAATATCGCTATCCTCGGCTATGAATAGATCCCAGGGCTGATACCATCGCGACAAGAATGTGGGCAGCACGGTCTTGACTGGTTTCCTGCCGGTCTGGTTCAGCATGATCACGGCCACCATGTGCTGCCAAGCCCAGGTACGACTACCCGGCTCTGCAGGTAGCTGCTCCTGCACCATGAGATCGTCACGCAGTGGTTCAATCATGGACGTAGGGTTTGATGTTGGGAGGTTGCCAACCCTCGGGTTTGAGAATCTTGCCATCTTCGCGCCGGCGCACCAGTCCTGTGGCAGGATCAATCTTGGCCTGATTGGTACGCATGACTTCACGCCAGGCGCCTTCGGCATCGGCTCCCATGCTATGGATAGCACCTATGGTCACGACCAGGATATCGATCAGGGCATCTAATTGTTCCACCCGATCATTCTGCTCGACCGCTTCAGTCAACTCTTTGTGCTCTTCTTCGATGAGATCGCAGTAGAGAGCAAACTGTGATTTGTTATTTTTGCCCACGGTTTGCCCACAGGCCTGCATAAACACACCTTGATCACGGAAGAGGTCGGTCATTGGCTTGCTCCTTGGTTGCGAATGGACCTTGGAATTGATAACGATCCAGGATGATGAGCTTGGGATTATGCATCACGCTCCAGCGACGATGCTGTTGCACACGATACCAGCCCGCGGCATACCAGCTCTTGCTTTTGGCAGTCTTGGTAAACAGGGGCAGATGACGCCTTACATCCCACATGGCACTGTATGCCCGGCAACCGGCATCAAATCCATGCACCAGGTTACGCGGGGCTCGCGTGGTCTGGAATTCAGGTTGGAAATCGATATCAGTTTGTTTTCTTACCATGGGTATGGTACGGAATCGTTGCGTCTCACCATCGATACGTACTTGGAAACCCTGCGAATCGGCTTCTACGGTACCTACCTTGCGATCATCTCGCTTCAATATCCAGTAGCGGTTGGCTACCACGGGTTTGGCTTCAATCATTGAGTACTCCTTGATATGTTGCATTCAGCCAGCGTCCATATTGCTCGGCTTGCTCGCTGGCTCGATTCAATTCAAACTTACCGCAAAACTTCATAAATCTTACGCCCACCTGCCCCACGTCACGATGGCTGATCTGTTCACGGATGCACTGATCCACGACGTCCTTGATCTCCTGGGGTTGAGCAGTGAGATCTATCAGTTGGCAGTTACGCTCATAATCTACGCCCACTTTGTGCTCAACCCCGTCATGGTCGGTCCAGCGTTGCAGCATGAGGTTGTTCCAGTTGAACCCTTTCTTGTCCTTGTCGGCAAAGGCTTCCATCAACCCGATCTGGTTTCGAGTTCCCTTGGTGCGCACGCCGGGATAGGCCGAAAACACATTGTCACTGCTGTCGCCGCGCATGCATTTTTCAAACAACAACCAGGCTGGATCGCCCACTTGTTTGGGTGCTTTGGTCTTCTTGTCGATCACAGCACGATCGCGATCGTCAAACACACCGGCCAGTGTCAGCAGCTCGTTGGAGATACCGTTGTATTGATCCACATTCTCGGCCAAGAGCTGCACAAAGTCTGTGTCCGAGCTCACGATGGTATGATGATCCTGGGGATGCAGCGCGATCCAGCGGGCTATCACATCATCGGCTTCGGCTGTGGCGCAGCGTATGACCGAGCAGTTGGTGCCCTCGTTGAGATACTGCGTGAATTTGTCGTATGTTTCCCAGAACAGTCGATCTTCTTCGGCTTCGGTCTCGGACATGGCAGCACGGGCATCAGCACGGTTGCGTTTGTAGGGTGCATAGTGATCCTTGCGCCAGCTACGCCCCTCTAGGGCAAATACCACATGATCAGCTGAGAATTTTCGGGCCACTTTGTTGATGGCACTGAGAGTGATGTGCAATGCATATCCCACCTTCTCCCAGGGGTCGGATGCCCGGAAAGCCACGTGTCGGGCCCGGAAAAACATATTGGCAGTGTCAATCAAGAGATATCGCATGGCGTGTCCAAAAGGTTATGAGAACGCATGTATTGTAACATATATCTGGCCCAAAAGCAATGGGCATCTGGCCCGTAGTGATAACTGCTTGAATCTACAGGAGAAAACCCCTGTTGGGTCAGCACAGAATGAAAGGTTCCCTGGGCATGGTAAGGGGATAGATAGTGATCGCCCCAGTCAAACGCACAATCCATCCGATCGAAACAGTTGTTGCCGTTGAAAAACACATGCGGTATTGATCGTCGTTTCAGCAGGTGATGCATCTCCCAGATCTTGGCGTGCGCTTGGTATGTCTTGGCTCGCCAATCCACATCCATCACGAATTCTCGATAGCGTGCCTGTAGTGCAAGTGGTACCGAATCCTGCCCTGAAGCATTGACCTGATACCATTGGTTTTGGTAAAACCACTCTTCTCTTTCCCAGGTGCTCCATTGCAGGATCACGAAGGTCTTGTCGGGATCGATATCCTTGCGATCCAACCAATCGCGAGTGGTCCTGATGATACGGTCATTGCTGCTGGCCGACTCAGCATCGCACACCAGATCCCATGCTAGATCACGGGCCAGCACCGTGCACCAACTCACAGCTAGATTGTCCGGGTGTGGACGGCGCCCTAGATCTTGATAGCGCCAGTCATCCTCGGCAAATGCAGCGGGGTTGACTGCTTCAGCCCCTGCGGTATGGCTGTCGCCGTTGACATAGAGAATCATCGGCGCAGTATTTTTTTTGGAAGATAGGTTGCGGGATCTATCACGGTATCGTACATGAGATCACCTTCGAGATCAGGTTCGGACTTGAGCGCACGCTCGGTCTCGGCGTGTGCGACCCTTTTGCGGAGACTGCTGGAACTGAAGCTGTGATCACGGCCGTTATACACGATCTCGATGCCGCGGCCTTCGCACTCTGATCGTCCAGAAAAGTTCTGGTCCTGGTATTCCACGCCCAGGATACGCACATCCACGGGCAGTATCAGTAAGAGGTCCACTAGGTCTTGCTCGGTCTGGTATACCACTACCTCGTCCACATAACGACACGCGGCCAGTTGTATCTGTCGCTCCACTATGCTCTGCACTGGACGATTTTTGGTGTCCGGACGGTCGATGGTGGGATCGGTCTGTAGTCCGCAGATGAGATAATCGCAGTGATTCTTGGCCTCGCTCAACATGGCTATGTGTCCGGCGTGCAGCATGTCAAACGTGCTAAAGGTGATGCCCACTCGCTTGCCCTGGGTCTTGAGTTCTTTGATTTTGTTGAATATCATGTTTGTAGTAGGAAAAATGTAGCCATCCGGGGATCGCGAATTCGGAGAAAAACACGGCCTTCTCTCTGCCGTACCACCCAGTCGCGTGAGCCTGCTTGACTGTGCAGGTAATAAAGTGATTTGGTGCCGAAGATTTCCTCGGCAAGTTCACAAGCCTGACCAAATGGAATCTGCAGTTCAACTTCGGTCATGATGCCACGAGCCCAAATGATCACGTGCCAAAATCAACTCGCCGACAAATAAATGGATTATACGGTTTAGTTCTATCGATATGGTAAAAAACCTGTGTTTTGGTTCCGTCTTTCAAGGTCACATGATACACCCATTCTAGCCCATCGGCGGATTTGCCTACAAATTTGGCTCGTTTCACACGGGTAGCCCGCTCACCCTTGACCCTTAAATCATTAGTGATTGCGCCCGGGTACATACATTCCAACTCATGCCGTTCATCCCAGGTATATCCCCATTGGTCTCTTACAGTTGCTCGTTCATGGCGCAGTTTCTCTTTTGCTCGTCGTTCATCCCAGGTATATCCCCATTGGTCCTTTACGGTTGCTCGTTCATGGCGCAGTTTGTCTCTTGCTTGCTTTGCTTGCAGATCAGTTTTGCTCATAATGGTCTTCCTAGGTTTTTGGTACAGTTTGTCTGTTGCTGGTAGATCAGTTTAGTTTATGAAACTTCGCTCCTTCCTCCACCTATGTCTCGGGACTGTACATATATGCCCGAATTACGTATGGCTTCTTCCTGTTCCCAGGTCTCCATGACCACATGTCTGCATACATTCTGGAACCAGCGATCCACGATCTCAGCATCGGTGTCTGTGGGTTTCATCATGTAACCGGCCTTGACCAAACGCGCCACGAAGATCTCGTTCCAGTCCAGTTCAAAGCTACCCTGGTGCAGGTTATTGGGATCGATATCCATGGAGATAATCTCGACCCAGGGCTCACCACGTTCGGTGGCCAGTTCTTTGGCCGACTTGGTTGGCGCCGGTTTGGGCTCAGCTGGTCGAACTTGAGGTTCTGGTTTAGCGCGTTTACGGCGCCACTTCTTGATCAGATCAAACATATCAGATTCTCCATCTAGGTTATTTGCCCCACTTTGTTACTAGGTTATATCCTGCTCCTAGAATCTTATGTTCCCACTCCATAGTTCTCTCAAATAACTGTTTCATTTTCACTTTCAATATAGGATGGATCATTTCTGGATCATATGTTTCTAAGCATCCATGCCAAAATCTACCATGATAAAGATATACAGTGTTAGTAGATGGATCAAAACCATCTACCGAATATTGTACATCCTCGAGCCAATGTTGCCTAATAGGAATAGAAAGAGAGTCTAACCATAATGTTTCTGCTTTAGATATAAACTTAGCTTTTCCTTTGTTGACCTGATGTTTCCTAGCAACACCCAACATCCGGATTCCAGCTTTCCTTTTGTTTTCTTTCCCACACTCCGGACAAGCTATACCTCTACGTAATGAATCAAACCATTGGTCAAAATACATATTATGTGTTTGGCAGAATAGATGATGTAATTTTTGATCATCTAACAAAAAAACATGTTCGAAGGATATATTATGATCTACTTTATGTTGATATAGATCTATCCTCTCTTCGATCGTCTTTTTATTTTTACCTTTTTTACTTTCATAATACCCTTGTTTACAACAATGCCTATTGGGTTTGAGTAATCTATAAGCATAAACATTTGTAGTACCTTGATGTTTACACTCAATCATTACCTGATGATCCATTCCTAGATAGTCTGATAATATTTTTATATCAGGATTGACTTTAGCGACTTTCTCTATAAATTCCTGATGACTATACGATCCCTTTTTCATACCCCATCCTTTGTTACATATTTATCAACGAATGGGTTATTTTGACCAGGCATTACCCCAGATGTCAATATGTATTCTAGGGCTGTAGTAATAGCCACGGCGCATGGCTTCGTCGGCTACGTTGATCCGATTGCCATCATACACAGATACCACGCCACCCACGGGCATGACATAGACTTCACCACCGAACCCAGCCGCTCGATACTCGCTCACGGCTTGATCCACTAGCTCAAAGTCCTGGGCCTTTTCTACCACGAACTTGAGATAGGTATGCCCCAAGTTATCATACTCGCGTACTACCTCGGGGCATATA